GTTGTGTCGCGACCCCCTCTTTTTTCCACCTGAACACGATATTTTTTGCTTACAACTCACTTTACAAAATGTATATTTTTGTGATTTACTTACAAGCTAGGAGCATAAGTTATGAATAAAGTTGTATATTTGTCTGTAAATGCTTTTGCTAAATTAGTTGGTGTTTCCCATCCTGCGGTACTACAAGCAATCAAAGAGGGAAGGGTTGCCAAGACTACAAAGGGCATAGATCCAACCCACCCAACCAATATACATTATCAGCATCTTCAGGATGGAAGAAGGAAGCAACTGATAAAAGCCAAAACTACAAAGGCTATCACAATCAAGAAGAAGATTGTGAAACGTCCAAGCAAGGGAAAGAAAAAGAAACCAAAGAAGAAAATAAATAGACAAAGGGAAAGCCTACAGGAAAGTATTGATCAAGCTGAAGAAGAAGTTACAAACCCTTCACCAATTAATTCTGATCACAATTCAGCGAATCATGATACTGCATTACAAACCCTGAATGCAAAGAAGCTGAAGGAATTAGAGCAAGTCAAGAAGCTTCAGGTTGAAACTGAAATCAAAAGAAAGCAGTTGGTGGATCGTGCAATCATTGAAAGGGTTTTCAGTGAATTGTATTTGGTTGATACCAATGAACTAAAAACCCTTGGTGGGAAGCTGGCACCAAGGATTGCAGCAAAATACAAGATAGATGATGGTCAAAAAATTATTGAAGTGGAAAGAATGATTGAAGCTGAAGTGTATAGGTCATTGGAGCATATCAAAAGAATATTCAATGATGTGCTTGAAGAACTTGAAACGGAAATGATCCCATGAAAGTGTCTTCAATAAAATATAAACACTGTAATCATCACCATGAACTGACTGAAAATGAGCAATTAATCAGTTTGAATGGTGATGTAATTGTTGCAGATAAGAAAGCAATTCCACTTTTAGAGGCATTGAATAACTTGGGTTTGAAAACAAGAACACATCATGCAGATTCAAAAGGTGGTTTTGTTTCAATCTTGTTGGATAATGTTAGGATAGAAGTGAAGCAAGTTCAGGAAGTGGATTCTACTAGGAATAAATATGATGGGAAGTTTGAAGCTTTGATTGTTTGGAGTAATAAAGAATGATATTTGATGAAAAATATAAACGTGAAGATTTCAGATTCTTGAAGAAGCTGAATTCATTCAAGCCAACAACACCACCATCATTGAAGGTTAGTAATTACATTGAAGGGAAAAGGATATTACCACCTAACACCCCTTTCCCTGGTTTCTGGCGAAATGAAGTAACACCTTATTCAGTTGAAATAATGGATAATATGGGACCAGACAGCTTTGTCCAACATACAGCAGTTATGAAAGGTGCACAGCTTGGTTTAACTGCTGCTGCTGAAAATGTGATTGCTTATTGGATGGATGAAAACCCTAGTGAAATATTGTTCATTAGTGCAACAGAATCATTGCTTGAAAAATGGGCAATCAAAAGGTTAGAACCACTGATTGATTCTTGTGGGATTAGACCAAAAATATTTGCACAGCTTGCACACAAAGGATCTAGAAGAACAGGCGACAAGCTCTATATAAAAGAATTTGTTGGTGGAACATTGGATATGGCTTCAGCCCAATCAGCACCTAGCCTTAGAGCAGAATCAAAACGTGTATTGCTTAGAGATGAAATTGATGGTGCACCAGCACAGCTAAAGACTGGTGAAGGAAATTGGTTGGATGTGTCCTATGTAAGAACCAATGCTTGGGGTGCAAGGCGTAAAATATTTGATTTCAGCACACCAACAACCTTTGAAGCTTCATTGATTAATCAAGAATATTTACGTGGAGATCAAAGGCAATTTTTTATTCCTTGTCCACACTGCGGAAAGTTTCAAGTATTGGATTGGGGCAATACAGGATCGGTGCATGGTATCAAGGCTGATACCAAGAATGGTGTTGTGAGCAAAGTATTTTATATTTGTGATTATTGCCATGATGCTTTTTTCAATCATGACAAATCAACATTTTTAGCTGCTGGTGAATGGCGGCCAACAGCAGAATCATTCAGTAAGTTCTATAGGTCTTATCAAATTAGTTCTTTGTACTCCCCAATAGGTATGTTGAATTGGGTGGAACTATATGAAAAATATTTGCAAGCGCAAGAAACACCCGATGGAATGCGATCATTTGTGAACCTGTATTTTGGATTACCATTCAAAGAGGTTGGTGCAAGACCGAAATTACAAAAGGTTATGGAGCTTAGAGGAACATATAAAACTAATATTGTTCCTGATGGTGTGTTATTTATCACTGCTGCAATTGACGTGCAACGTGGTTCAGCTAGTGACAAGTCAAATCCACCTAGGCTTGAAATGGAAATTTGTGGTCATGGTGATAAATTCAAAACGTGGTCAATTGCATATGAAGTGTTTGAAGGGGATGTAACAGATCCATTTGATGGTGCTTGGAAAAAATTGATTGAATATGGAAATGAAACAGGATTCAAATACAAGCGATCTGATGGTAGGCAATTTGGAACAGTTCTAATCTTCATTGATAGTGGTGATGGTAATCTAACTGATGTGGTGTATAGGTTTACTCAACAGTGGGGCGATACATACCCTTCAAAGGGTTTTAGTGCTTTGAAGAAAAGGAAAACAGAAGAAGGTGATACTATTGGACCAAGTAACTTCAAGCGGTATAGGAAACAGAAGCTTGGTGAAGAAATGTCTTTATTTGAGATAAGCACCAATTTTTATAAAACAAATTTGTATAATAATTTGAAGATTTCCAGGCAAGATACACCACCACAAAAACCAGGGTTTTGTGATTTTCCAATCAGCTATGATGAAAATTATTTTAAAGCTTTGACAGCTGAAGAAAAGAGAATTGATCGAGACGGTTTCCCTTCTTTTCATTGTCCAAGTGGAAGAAGAAATGAAGCTTTGGATTGTAGGGTAATGAACCTTTGTGCTGCTGATGTGTTCCTTGATCAAGAAGTTATGTATTATAAATCAGTTGCAATCCAAAAGGGTGCAACCAAAGATCAAGTAAGAAATGTTGATCATAGGATGATTCTTGATCAGATGATTAAGGCAACTAGCCGAAAGCATTAAACTTTTATTTATTTGACATTTCTATACATTCCACATAATAATTATACTATGTCTATTTGTACTAGTAGAAAAGCACAATTGCAAGCAAGGCTAGTTAAGAAGCAAGCACAGTTGGATGCTGCTAATGATGCCTACGATGCGTTGATTGCAAACAATGTGGAAGATTACAAGTTTGATTCCAATGAAGGATCACAACGTGCGAAGCGTAGAAGGTTGGAAGAACTAACCAAATTAATTTCCACATTGGAATCAGAAATTGAAGCCTTGCAAAATCGTTTGTGTGGAATTGGTGTAATCACCATGAATGTTAGACGCAAAAGATTAGGGTGTTACTGATGGCAAATCCTATCAGCTGGTTCAAGAAAATATTTTCTAGGAAGCCAACACCATTACAAGAAGCATTGATACCAGCTAGGCCAAAAGCAATCACCAGTGGTGCTGAATATGGTTTCCCTGCTGGTGGTGATGGTTCAAAGTGGCGATTTGGATTGTCTGCAACTGGTGCTAGTCCAATATACAGTCATTCTTACATCAGACAAAATGCACGTTCAGCAATGCATGATTCATTGCAAGCGAAAGCACTTGTTGATCGGTATGCTGATACAGTTGTTGCTTATGGTCTGAAGTTGGAATGTTCACCAAAGATTGAACTGCTAGGTATTACACAGGAAGAAGCTGAAGAATGGTCAAGAAAGGTTGAAACACTTTTTGATTTGTGGGCAAGAAGCAAGAAGTGCAGCAGGGATGAATGTATGAATTTCTATCAGCTTCAGCGTTTAGCTGAAGTGTTCCAACAAAGGGATAATGATTATTTTGTACGCTTCTTCTATTCACCAAGAAAAGAATTGCTGAACCCTTTGCAATTGCAATTCATAGATCCAAACCAGATTAGGGGTTATGGGTATACTTCATCTTATGGCTTTCAATCATGGGATGATGGTATTGAAAGGGATGCAGCTGGAAAGGAAGTTGCTTACAAGGTTTGGATCAGGGATGATAATGATAAGTTTGTTGAAGTGAAGATCCAAGCCTATGGACCAAAATCCAAAAGGCAATTTTTCATTCATGGTTATCAACCAGAATTCGCTGGTCAGGGTAGGGGTTTTAGTAGGCTTTCTCATGCACTTCAAGAATTCGAAAACATAACAGACTTCAATTTATCACATATCAAGAAAGCAATCATGCAATCAGCTTTAGCAATGGCTGTAACACCATCTAAAGATAATGATGCAAGCAATCCTTTTGCAGATATGTCTTCACGGTATGGTGGTGCTGGTCCTGCAACTGATGTGTTGCAACCTGAAGTTACTGGTGATGCAGCAGATATTTTGGAAAATCTAGTTTCTTATGAAAATCTTCCTGAAGCTACTTTCAACACTCCTGGTGCAATAGGTGTATTCAATTTGAGGAAGGGTGAAAAACTTGATTTCATGAAACAGAATGCACCTTCTGAACATTATGCTGATTTTGTGAATGCATTTGTTTCTTACCTATCAGCTTCAATGTCAATGCCGATTGAAGTGCTGTTGATGAAGTTTGGTCAAAATTATTCAGCTTCAAGGGGTGCACTTCTTCTGTTCTGGCAAGTTGCAATAATTTGGAGAGATGAATTAGCAGCTGATTTCTTGAATCCTGTTTATAAGAATTGGCTTGCTGGTGAAATTGCTGCTGGTAGGATTCAAGCACCAGGATGGTTAGATCCAAGAATTCAAGAAGCATGGTTGCATTGTAATTGGCTTGGTGCTCCTATGCCCAATATTGATCCAATGAGAACAGCGAAAGCTGATAAGGAATATATTGAAATGGGTGCACAAACATTAGATGCTGTTGCAAGGAAGCACAACGGATCTGATGCTACATCCAACCGTGCAAAACTAACTAGAGAGTTTGGAGAATTGCCAACACCACCTTGGAGCAAACAAAGCAGCAGTGGTGGTGCTGGTTCAATCGATGAAGATAACAGCTAAGGAGCAAAAACAATGCCTGATCCAGCTTTGATTGATGTATTGGGAGATGATTTCACCAAGGTTGCAACTGCTGTTAGAAGTGGATATGTCCATATCAAGAATACTAGTCCACATTATGTTTATACATATAGATTGACTGGTGAAGATGCACCAGTATACCCCGATGATTTGGATGAATGTGTTGATTTTGAAGGTCAATCAATGCCTATATGCAACCTTGAATTGATTGATGTTTACCTTGCAACTGCTAAAGATGATGGTGGTGGAAAGGTAAGGGTTGATCTATGAATAGGGTAATAGGTAATAAACCCCCTTGTTGCTTGCCTGAAAAGTATGTGTTTTTTGAACCATTGTATAACAATACCTATGGTACATATAGAACAAGATCTGTTGCTGCAACTGGTGTAATGAATGCATCTTTTCAGGTTCCAGAAGATTTCAATAAATTAATTGAATTGTTCATTGAATATGTTGCTGTAACTGGTTTAGTTGATGCTGATATTGATCTTGCTTCAAACTATGCTAAAACTGGTGAAAATTATCAGCAACATGTTGAAACAGACACATTAAGCACATATACATGCCCTTCTAATATATGGTGTGAAATGGATTTAACACCAGTGTTTTCAGATATTGAAGCTGGTGATCATTGTGGCATTCAGATCAATCAATCAATTGTTGGTTCCACTGTTCATTACAAACATATAGTCATGAGGTATAAATGATGTTTGATTACCTTTATACTAGGGATTGGTTGCCAGCTAAAAACCATTGGGATATTGGGTATAACAATCCAAGTGCTGAACCAACACCAATTGTTGAACCAAGTTTGAATGATGAAATTTTTGCTTCAGCTATTGCACAAAAAAACATTGTTAGGTGTAGCAATGGTGAATGTAGAATATTTTTTGAAGTGGAGTTGACACCAGAAGAGATTGGAACACTTGATACTGTTGTTGCAACACACAAATCAAATGCTGCTGCATAGGTGAAACTATGACTGAAATAAACATGATTTGGGCTTGTGAAGAACAATATACAAAGCAATATTTTGATTGTGTGTTGAATGCTGGTGTTGAAGATATTAAAGCTGCAAGCTTCTTGGATGATCAGCAAGCACCACCAATTTTCAGCATTGATGGTGATGAAGCTACTATTGAAATCAAAGGTGTACTTACAAGCACCAGAATTCCTGCCATAGCTCGTTTCTTTGGTTTCAATGGTACTAGTTACCCTGAACTGAAGGAAGCCCTAGAAGCTGTTTTTGAAGCTTCTGAAGTGAAACGGGTTAAGCTTGCTATTGATAGTCCTGGTGGTGATGCCAAGGGGGTTGATGAAATTGCACAACTTGTTTCAGCAATTGGTAAGAAGAAAACTGTTATTGCTGAAAATCAGGGTATGGTTGCAAGTGGTGCTTATTGGATAGCTTCACAAGCTAACAAAATAATTGCTACAGCACCCAATAATGAAACAGGTTCAATTGGTGTAATTATTGTTGGATATGATACCACCAAGCTTGAAGAAAATGTTGGTGTGAAAAGGGTTGTGATTACTTCCAAGAATGCACCCAATAAAGCAGCTGATGTTGATAGCAAGAAAGGTATTCAAGTATTACAAGATCGGATCAATGCAATTGAAGGTGTATTTCTTGATCGTGTTGCTGAAGGAAGAAAGATCGATGTTTCTTATGTAAAGAAATACTTTGGTCAAGGTGGATTGCTGATTGCTGAAGCTGCACAGCAGGTTGGTATGATTGATAAGGTTGTTACTGGTGTTTCCATTTCTTCTGATGGTACACCAAGGGTTTTTTCATCGATAGAAGTATTTGAAGAAGAAGAAAATATTTTTGCTGGTGCAACTACTTTCAAGAATTATCCTGTTGTTGATAAACCTTGGAACAGTACAGCAGCTATCAAGCGAGTAAGACAGAAAACAGGATCAACAGAAAAACCATCAGCTTCATATAGAAATGCTTTCTTTTGGTTTGATGCCAAGGATGCAGAAAACTTTGGAGCCTATAAGCTTCCTTTTGTTGATGTTGTTGATGGAAAATTAGTTGCAATTAGAAGGGGTGTATTTGCTGCAAATGGTGCAATGAAAGGTGCTAGGGGTGGGGTGAAAATCCCTGATGCAGACAAAGGTGCTGTTCAAGCACACATTGATAAATATATAAAGAAAATTGAAAAGGAAGATTCACAAAAGAAAGGTAAGGCTATGCGTCTAAAGGAGTTGATTGAAGAACATGGTGAAAGTCTGAAGGCTGAAGTTGAAGAACTGAAGGCTGAAGCTTTCAAGGCTGGCAAGGAAGAAACCCTTGCTGAAGCAAAGCAAATTATTTCTTATGTTTCATCGGAAGAATATCCTGCTGTTATCAAGGCTATGATTCCTGATGTGCTTGAAGGAAAGAAAAGCTTTGCTGAATTGAAGGGTGCTGTTGCTTATCATGATTCGGTAAAGGAAGCTGAAAAGGCTAAAGCTGCTGTTGCTGAAACTGAAGAAGCTGGTGAAACACCAGCTGAAGCACCCCCTTCAATTACTGAAGATGGAACCATTAACACTGAAGATGATTTCAATGCAGCTATGGAAGATCTGAAAGCTGCACAGGGTATTAGAAAGGAGTAAAGGAAAATGAGTGTACAGGAAAGACTTGATATTGCTAATATCCCGTTTCTTAGGGATGGAAATCCAGTAAGCATTGATAGTGCTGTTGTTGCACAAGATGCAGGAAGATCTGCCGATATGGTTGCAAAAACTGTAATGGCCTATGATCCTGCCGCTGAAAAATGGGTTCCTTTTACCGATGAAACTGCTAGTGATGGTACACAGTTTCCAAAGGGTATTCTTATGAAAACCCTTGCAACTGCTGATATTGTTGCTGGTGATATTTCCAATGTTCCAATTTGGGTTGGAAATGCTGTTGTTGATGAAGATCAGCTTGTGATTGAAAACAGCCTAACACTTGATACCATTGTAAATGTTCCTGCTGGTCTGAATACTAGTGTTAGGGATTTGCTGAAGCTGATTGGTATCTTTACTGAATCCACTGTTGATGTTGATGGGTTCGAAAACTAAAGAAGGGAGTGAAATAAAATGGTAAGCTATTCTGCTAATCCTACTCCTATTGATGCTTTCAGTAGGATGAATGTTGAAATGTTCAACGAAAAGGAATTCATTGGTGTTCCAACTGCATTCCAAACTTTCTTTGGACGTTCTGAAACTGGTGCTAGAACCCTTTGGAGTGATAGTGCTAGTGTTGTTGACATTGACATCATTAGAGGCAATGAAAAGATCGCTGCTTTGGTTCCTCGCGGCACCATCTCTAGGGATCTTGGAACTGGCCAGAAGAACTTGAATGTTCAAAAGCGATCTTCTTTTAGTCGGCGTTTCCCGCTTGCTGAAGAAGAAGGTGATATTTCTGCTGATCAGCTTGAATTCAGGGTTGCTGGTGAAGGTTCAAATGAAAACCGATCTAGGCTTCAGCGTATGCGCTCGCTTGCTTTGGATCTGAATGAAGAAGCTGTTAGACGCCTTATCAGGATGGATGAATATCTTTGTACACAATCTATCCTTGAAGGTAAGATGCCAGCTATCATTGGAACCACTGATCCTGATCTGCTGTATGATTTTCGCCGCAAGTCTACACACATCACAGCCCTAACCACTTCTTGGAATAGTGGTAGTGCTGACATCATGGGTGATATTGATGCTGCTTGTGAACTGATTAGGGCTGATGGTCATGTTAACCCGGATATGGCTGTTTTTGGTTCTAAGGTTATGCAGTCATTTCTTGAAGATGATGGAATCAAAGCCCTTGCTGATAATCGGCGCATTGAACTAATTCAGGTTTCAATGCAAAACCCTGTTCCACCTAAGTTTGCTCCTTTCATTGAAGGTGGTTTCCAGGCTAGAGGAAGGCTAAGAACTGCTGCTGGTTTTGAGCTTTGGATCTTCACTTCCACTGATGTTTACACTGATAGTGCTGGTGATCCTGCTAAGTATATGCCTGAAGATCAAGCTTTGTTCTGTTACAGTGGTGCAAGGTGTGATAGATATTTTGGGCCGCCGGAAGTGCTTCCTATGATTCCTATGAGGCGTGAACTGTATAACCAGTTGTTTGGTTTCAATATGGATAATCCGCCAATGCCAGCTAACATCAAAAATGCTGGATCGGCAATTGTTTCTGCTGGTTTCTATTTCGATGCCTACGCGCCCGATAATTGGAAGTCTGTAACCTGTAGGGTGCAACATGCACCAATCTTTGCAACCACTATGACTGATGCCTTTGTTACTTACAAAGATGTCTATGTTGCTACCTAATGAGTAACAAGGAACATAGATGGATTGGTGATGGTTCTTTGAAGGTTAGAGGTAAACTCTATTCCAATGGTGATGTTGTGAAAGGTCTTGATCCAAAAGTTGCAAAGCGATTGATGGATCGCGGCGACTTGGAAGAAGTTAAAACCTTCATTGAAAAGAAACCTGAAGAGGAACCAAAAAAAGAAGAACCATTGTCTGAAACAAAGAAGGTGAAACGGGTTAAAAAGCCTTCCAAGAAAGGAAAGAAGTAATGCCCAAAAAAGTCACATATGGTGCAAAGGGTGCAACTTCTGTTGAAATTGAAGGTGAAAAGGATCTAGGGTTCAAGGTTGACAAGAAAGCAGTTGAAAAGAACCTGAAGAAGATTGAATTTGTCAATCGATCTGATCCTGGTTTCTTCAAGCCACAGAAGGAAGAAAAGAAGCCACAGAAGGAAACCAAGAAGGAAACCAAGAAGGAAACCCCTAAGCCCTAATGACAATATTGAGGGAACAGATTGAAGCTGATTTGGAAGTCACATTGGAAGGTGACTTTGGTTTGCCAGTGGTGTTGATTGCACCAGATGGTGCAAAGCAGACTTTGAAGAAGGATGCAACAACACCACTGCTAGGCCAAATTATTTATGATACCAGGATTGAAAATCCAGAAACAGGGCAAGAAATCATTGTTCACAAACCTGTTGTTACACTTAGAAGGTCTTCATTAGAAAGAATACCTGAATCATTGGAAAAGTGGGTTGTGAAGATTCCACCAGTACCACAGTACATTACTGATGAAGAACAAATGATTTCTTTTTCACTTGAAGATCCAAAGGAAGATGGTGGTTCTATTGGATTCATTCGATTGTATTTGAAGGAACTGGATCAATCATGACTATGAATTTTCGAGTTGTGAAAGATGCAATCATTGACTTACTAGCAGTTAAAGCTGCTGGTAGGTATAGAACCATTGGACATCAGAAACAGGAACAATCAGCAAAGGAAGTGAAGGATTCAAATAGGTCTGTTCAGGTTTACTTTTCCAATGGTGATTTTCCAAAGTCTGGTGGTTCATTAACTGGACCATTCAAATTTGATATTACATACAGGATTGATCTAACTGTTGCAAAAGCTGCTGTTGGTGATTTAGCTGTGATACAGAATCCAGCTTCAACACCAGCACAGCTTGCAACAGCACTTTCCAACATCCAAGAAGCAACAGCACTTGCTGATGAATCATTGGATGAATTGTATGAAATAGTGTTTCAGATTTTGGAAGATGCTGAACAAGTTGAATTTGGGTTGGAACTTGGAACTGTTTCTAATAGATGGATAAGTAATTTGGATAAGCACGAACCAACAGAACGTGGTTCCTTGGTTGTGCTTACTGGTATTATGCAGCTTACTTGTTCTGTTGTTGAATATGTCATTGGTGATCAAGGTGTGGATATTGATGATCCATACTATGACGTTGAAGTAATAAGTAATGACCAGAACGGTGTTCCAGATCCAGAAGGAAAAGCTGGTACACTTACTGGTTCAGGAACCTAGAAAGGAAGCAAACAATGGCAGTTGATCTAATTTCACCTTCCGCGATTCCTTCCAACGCTTTGGCAGAAATCGTTGGGGCTGGTGTTGAAAATGTCCAGTTTCAGCCGGGCGCAAATATTTTGCCTCGAAAGATTCTGATTGTCGGAACTTTTGATGATACCATTACTAATCCTGATTTTGATGAAGATAAACCAAATTTGGTTCTAAGTGCTGAAGAGGTTGGTGCTAGAACTGGTTATGGTTTCCCTCTTCACAGGATGGCCCAAAAGTGCTTTGCTGGTTCAAGGGGTATTCCAACATACATTGCACCACTTGACCAATCTGGTGGTACTGCTGCAACTGGTGACATTACAATTACTAGTACACCTGCAACTGTTGCTGAAGCTTCAACACTCCATATGTATGTTGCTGGTGATTATGTGCCTGTTGCACTTGAAGCTGGTGATGATAGGGATGATATAGCAACCAAGATTGATGCTGCAATTGATGCTGATCCTAACTTGCCTATCACAGCTGTTGTAAATGGTGTAACTACTTACCAAGTTGATGTGACCACAAAATCAAAAGGTACACCAGGAAATACTGTTGAAATTGGTTTCAACTTTGGCTTCAATCAGAAGATGCCTTTAATGTCTGATGGAAGTTATTTGGTTGCTGTTATCACTAATCCTTCTGGTGGTGCAACTAATCCATCAGTAAATAATTTGCTTATCAATCTTGGCCAAGGTGATGAAAGAAACTCTGATCATTTCACTGATATTGTGTGTGGTTTTTCTGGTGATGATGGTGTTAATGCTGCTCAATTCAGGGATTACAACGGTATTGGTAATGATTTTGTTGGTGATTATGCCAAACCCGTTGCAAGACCTTTTAGGGTTTTCAATGGTAATACTGGTGGTGGAAGTGCAACATTGGCAACATTGATTGCTTTTGCTGATACTAACAAGTATGACAGAACAAATGCATTCATTTGTGTTCCCGATTCACCATCACATGATGATGAAATTGCTGCACTTGCTTGTGGTATTGCTGCTTATATCAATAACAATAGGGCTGAAGAGTCTTATGAAGATCAAATCCTTCCTGGTATCTGGCCAGCAGCAGATCCAAATGATAACTGGTGTAACCTGTATAGCAATCGTGATCTTGCTGTGAAATCTGGTATTTCACCAACGGTTGTTCAGGATGGTGTTGTGAAGTTGTCTAACATTGTATCAATGTATAGGCCGGATAATGTACCTGTTACTAGTAATGGTTATAGGTCATTCAGGAATCTCAGCATCATTCAAAATATTCTGTTTAACAACAAGCTGAACTTCAGCCAAGAAAAGTGGAAAGGTATTAGCATTGTTGAAGATGTAACCAATGTTTCCAACTTTGTTGATCGTCAAAAGGCTAGAGACATCAGCAGCGTTATTGATGATCTGGTTGCACTTGCCAATGCTTATGCTGGTAATGCTTGGTTGTTCACAGCTGCATTCACTATTGCACAGCTTCAAGCTGGTGGGAAGGTAGTGATCAGGGATGGTGGAACAGGTTTCAACATCCTATTCCCTGTTATCTTCAGTGGTGAAGGCGGAATCATTGATCACACTACACAATTCGACATTAGTCTAGCTGTGTTGCTGTAAAAGAAAGGAGGTAAATTAAATGGCTAATGATGTTGCTGGAAGTAATAGGAAACTAACCATTGATGGTATTTCCTATAGGGTTGCAGCTGATGCAAACTTTTCTGAAACTTTCACTAAGTTTGAAAATGATGTGATTGCAACTAGTGGAAGTGGAATGAAGAAAAAAACTAAACGCATTCAACGTGTTGAAGGTGTTGTATTGATGACTAATGCTGCTGAAAGGATTGAACTGAAAGCTGCTGCTGAAAGCATTGATGATCTGAAGCTGTCTTATCAAAATGCAGCTGGTGATGAATACAAATCTGAAGGCACGATTGAAATTGAAGGCAATGAAACGGAAGAAAATAGAACCAGTGTAACACTTCTTCCAACTGGTGATTGGACACCATTTGTTGCTTAATTGGTTGGTGTTGGGAGCCTGAAGGGTATAAGAATAGGCTTATACCCTTCAAGGTTTAAATGAAACAAAGGAGAGTAAACCAATGATCGAAGAAAACAAAGATGATGTGAAGAAGGGTTACATTCTTAGCAAGGAAGCTGCTGAAGAACAGCTTGATCTGTTTCTTGATTACTATGGAATAGATCTTGAAGATGAAGATGATAAGGATGTATTGAGAGCAAACCGATCAACAAAAAAGAAAATAATTAGGGCTATCAGAAAAGGGTTGGTTGAAGTCAAGGAAATAGACGATACAATAGAAGTTCACCAAAAGCTGGTGAAGATCTATCCTAGACTTGAAAGCCCTATCAAATATTTTGAGCCTACAGGAAGATCCAAAATTGGAATGAAGGATTCAGAAAATACTGATGTGTTTGGGAAAATTTATGCTTTGCTTGCTGGAATGTCTAAGCAAGGTAAAGAAAAATTCCTGAACTTGAAAGGTGTTGATCTTTCTGTTGCAGAAAGTCTTGGATTGCTTTTTTTAGATATATAGTTCCAAGGTTGGATCAGTATATTGGGAATTGTTTTTATAGGGGTGTTCAACCATCCGAATTGGAACAAATGAATTTTAGAAGATTAAAATATTTTAATAGCTGGCATGAATTGATTGAAAAAAGGGAAGCTGAAGCTATAAAAGATATTGGTAAAAAGGGTAGAAGATAATGCCTAGCAAAACTGTTGTTTCAACCATTTTTGCTGCAAAAGATAAAGTATCTGTTGCTTTCAAGAAGATGGCTGGAAATGCAAAGAAGTTTGAAAAGGTATCTGTTAAATCCCTTATGAAAGCTTCCAAAGCTGCTGAAAAGTTCAAGTCTGTTACTGGTGGAATCCTGAAAGCTGCTGTGATTGCAAAGGGTGCAATGCTTGCAAAACAAGCTATTGCAGGATTGACAGAAGAAATAATTACCTTTGATCAAGCATTGATAACAGCAGCAGCAAAGTTTGGAAACATAGATAGAAGTACAAAGGAAGGTGCAGCTTCCTTTGCTGCACTTGAAAAAGCTGCTAGGGACGCTGGTGCAACAACACAGTTCACAGCAACACAAGCTGGTCAAGCACTTGAATCAATGGCTATGGCTGGATTCACCGATCAACAGGCTATTGCTTCTTTAACTGGTGTTATCAACCTTGCAACAGCTTCTTCAATTGAGCTTGAAGAAGCAACTTCTATAGCTGCTGATGCACTTGGAGCATTCAACCTGAAAGCACAAGATAGTGCAACACTTTCAAAGAACCTAACCAGGATCAATGATGTGTTTGCCAAAACCATTACTAGTTCAAATATAGTAATGGAAGATATGTTTGAAGCTATGAAATCTGGTGCACCAGTTGCAACTGCTGCTGGTGCTTCAATAGAAACCTTCAATGCAATGGTTGGTGTGCTTGGAAATGCAGGTATTAAAGGAAGCCTTGCAGGAACTTCTTTGAAGAATGTGTTTCTGAAATTATCAGCACCAGCTGAAGGAGCTGCAAAGGTTTTGAAGAAGCTTGGTATTGTAACAACTGATGCTGCTGGAAATTTGCGCGATCCGATCCAGTTGATTGAAGAACTTAGAGTTGCAACCAAAGGCATGGGTACTGCTCAAAAAGCAGCAGCATTGGATGTGATATTTGGTAAAAGGGCTATTGCTAGTGCAACTGTATTAATGCAAGCTGGTGGAACTGAATTAAATAAGTTTAGAACCATGCTTGAAGGTGCTGGTGGTGCATCAGCAAAAATGGCTGATCAGATTCGAGAATCATTGAACAACAGATTGAAGACATTGAAATCTGCTTTGATTGAAGTTGGTTTGAAAGTGTTTGATGTGTTCAAGTCTAAGTTTCCTGGTGCACTTGATAAAGCAACTGAAGCAATCAGAAACATGGATGTTGAACCAATTATCAATGGTTTGAAAACACTTGTTTCAGTTGGAAAGAAATTGATCAGTTGGGGTGATGCTTTTATCCCAATTATGGCTGGTGTTGTTGCTGGTTTGGTAGCATTCAAAATAATCACTGCTGCAATTGCTTTGCAAACTTTTATTAGTGGTCTAGTTGCTTTGACTGTTGCTGCTGGTGGATCTGCAACAGTGATGGGCGTTTTGAATGCTGTGATGATGGCAAATCCTGTTATTGTAATTGCAGCTGGTATTGCAATTTTGATTGCTGGTATTGTGGCATTGGTAAAGAATTGGGATAAGGTAAAAGCAGCATTCAAAAAAGCATTTGACTTTATCAAGGCAAAACTTCAACAAGCATGGAACTGGTTTAGCAACATGCTTGATAATCCATTTTTCACAGCACTAAGCTTGGTAATTGCACCTTGGTTAACTATTCCTGCATTGATTGTGAAGCATTGGGATAAAATCAAAATATTTTTCCTTGGTATGTGGGGTTTCATCAAAGATTCATTTTGGGTTGCATTTGATTTCATCCGTGGAAAGTTGCTTGAAGCTTGGAACTGGTTTAGTGGAATGCTTGATAATCCATTCTTCACAACTATTGCAACTGTAATTGCACCTTGGTTAACTATTCCTGCATTGATTGTGAAGCATTGGGAAACCATTAAAACATTCTTCATTGATATGTGGAATGGTATTGTTGGTGTATATGATGAAGCTGTTATTTTGGTTGAAGGTGCTTTTACTTCAATGGGTGATGCTGCAAAAACAGTAGTTAACTTTATTGCTGAACAATTCAATTGGCTGAAAGAAAAGCTTGCACCAATCATAGATCCTATTTCCAAGTTCATTGATAAGGCAAAAGGTATTGGTGCAAAGATCCTTGGTGGTGGTGCTGGTGCTGGTAAGGGCATGGTTGCTGAAATCATGGCAAGGGGTGAAAAGGAACTTGGAAGAACAGCACCAAACAACGTTGAAGCACCAGCAAGGGCCGAAGCTGGTTCTTTTGCTGGAAAGCTGATGATTGAAGGTGCACCACCAGGATCGAAGCTTGAACAGAAATCTAGAGGAACACCAAGAATAACTGCTGAACTAGGTGCTAATTAATGTCAATTTTAGATGACATAAAAGATTTTCTTGGTTTAGGTCCAGATTCATGGGATGATAGGCTAGCTTCAAGTATAAAGCTTGAATCACCAGAAGGATCTTCCTTTTCGGCAAAGTGGATTGGATCACCACGTTCAATAACAAAGAAGCTTGGTGTTTTTGAGTTACCAAAAGTGAAGGGTAACATTGTTCAGGATATGGACACCAATTCAGCAACCTATTCACTAACCTTCTTCTTTGATGGAAAGAACAACGATAAAGAAGCAAATAGGTTTTTTGCTGTATGCAAAGAACGTGGTGAATGGACTATTACACATCCCGTGCATGGTGAATTTGGGTTGCAGCTGGTATCAGCAACAGAAGATGATCAGCCAATCTTAAATGGAAACTTCACACAAATAACTTCTGAATGGATCGAACCAATCGATCCTGCAACCCTCAAAACAAAACGTGAACTAGCTGGTATTATCGATGGATTGAAAGAAGATCTAAATATTTCTGCTGCACAGGAATTTGCAAACAAGATCAAAGCTGGAACTGAAGCATTGCAAGATGCTATTCAAGATGCTGTTGATATTGTGGAAGGTGTATCAGAAAAAGTATTTGATCCATTGAACACAGTATTGGATTCGGTTGATAGTACATTTAATGCACTTCAGAACGGAATCAATGATGTATTGAATGCAACTGTGCTTGAAGCAAGGAAGCTAGCAGGTAAGACACAAAACCTGATTCAAACACCTTTGCTTGCTGTGAATAGTTTGAAGGCTAGGCTTGATATTTATGATGATGCTTCTGATGGTTTCTTTGGTGCATTGCCTTCAGGAACACTTGATACAGATATTAACAAAGCAGCTGTTGGTGAACTTGCTTTGATGTCTGTTATTGCTGGCAATGCAAAGATTGCAACTAGTGGTGTAAACCAACCAACAAAAGCTGCAATACCAGCTTTGGTTGATGATACTATCAAGCCACAAATTATTGAACCAGTACCACCTTCAAGTGCTAGTGGTGGTTTAGCAACTAGAGCACAAGCAGTTGAAACAGCTGCAACACTAGCAGCTTCATTCAGCAAGATTAATACTAGGCTTCAGCAAGTTCAGCAACAGTTTCAAGATAATGATATTGACCAACAATATTTTACACAAACACAAACATATGCACTAGCAACACAAATAACAAACACAGCAATTCAATTTTTGTTAGTTGCTGCTTTTGATCTGAAGGTGGAAAGAAGGTTTGTTCTTACTGAACCAAGATGTCCATATGAAATAGCCTGTACTGAATATAATGGTCCTGGTGTCAATGATGCAAATTATGATTTGTTCATTGAATCAAATAATTTGAAGGGTGATGATATTATTTTATTGCCGGCAGGAAGGGAAATAGTTGTCTATCTCTAGTTTATTTGAACTTCCTGAACTGTTCTTACCAGGAAAGGAACCAGATGATTTAACAATTGTTGTTGATGGTGAAGAATTGGTGTTGGAATCAGCAAGGGTTATTAGAAGCATTGATACTGGTGCTGATGCTTTTTCAGCTTCATTACCTTTTGATCCTTCTGATGAAAAGCTTGCAGAATTGTTGAAGCCTTATGGTTATCAGTCAACAGCTGTTTACCTTGGTGAAGATATAGTTATCAATGGTTTTCTTTTTATCATGGAGAATGAATTCACAACTGGTGGTATAAGGAAAATTATTGAAGGTGCAACTATCACAGCAAATATTGTTGATTCAAATTTGTTGCCACCATACCAGTATAATAAAATCAAGTTTGAGGATATAGCATCAACCATACTTGAACCATTTGGGATTGGTATCAGAATTGATTCAAGTGCAATACAAAATTTGTTTGAACCTTTTGATCGTGTTGTTGTTGAACCAACAGATAAGGCTTTTGATTTTCTTGCTGGCCTAGCTAGGCAACGTGGAGTGCTTCTTACCTGCAATCCTGAAGGTGAACTAGTTGCAACTAAAGCTGCTAGTGGTCGTCCAGTTGCGAGCATTAAAGAGGAAGCACCACCACAACAAGAATATAGAATTAGATTTGATGGAAGAAAAAGGTTTGCAAAATATTTGGTGCTTGGACAAACACCAAAGAAAGTTTCTATTTCAGCGAGTGCTTTAGATGCTGTTCCACCAGAAGGAAGGATTAATATCATCAAGGCTGGTAATGAATCCACACAAGGAAACATTCAAGATGCTGCTGATTGGGCAAGATCAAAAGCTGTTGCTGATACAATGACTTTTCCAGTACCAGTTTACAGCTGGTATACAAAACCTGATGGTGATTTGTGGGAACCAAACACATTGGTTACAATTGAATCAGCTGCAATGAACATACCTGATGGTTTTGATTTTCTGATCCGTTCAGTTGAATATGAATGGTCAAGTGGTGGAACACCAGCAGTTTTGAATGTTGTTCCACCTAATGTTTTCACTGGTGAAGAAATAATTGATCCTTGGAGTTAATGAGATGCTAGCAAAAGTCACATCAATAGAGATTGGAAAGAATAGAGATGGTGATAATAAAGTATTGTTACTCCAAGCTGAAATTACTGATCCTGAAGATGTACAAACTATTGAAGCCTTTAGGGGTGTTGGTGAGGATTACAACCCACCTTCTGATTCTAGGGTTGTTTACCTTGCTGCTGGTAATGCTTATAAAATTGCTATTGCAATTGATGATGGTGTTGAACCTGATCCATCAATAGAAGAAGGTGAACGTGAATTATATTCTTCTGTTGCTGTTGCTGGTGTTGCAACTAGGAAAGCAAAACACAGATTCAAGAAGGATGGAAAACACGTTTTCAATGATGGTGCTGATTGGGCTGTTAGGTTCAGTGTATTGGAAGAAGCATTCAATCAGTTGCTAGATGATCATAATTCACTAGTTGATTATGTGAACAAAAAGTTAGTTCCGCATACACATACAGCACCAACAGGCGCAACCAGTACACCACTTCCACCAATCGTTGATCCTGCACTTCCTTCTTTTGCAGACATTACTGATGCAAAGGTTGAAGAAATCATGATACCTGAAAAGGCTATAGTATGACATTTCAAATTGATAGGTTTCAAGGTGACCCAAAAATATTTATTACCATTGATGGTGCTGAAATGGTTTTTGTATCTGGCCAACCATTGATGGATGGTGGTTTGGAAAATGCAGTAAATATTTCTTTGTTAACCAAAAAAGGTTGGTATGGGAATTTCTTGATTGATGATCCTAATAAAAGAGTTGGTTCAAGATATTTGGTTGCTGTTCACCAGTCCATTACTTTAAGTATGTTGGTTGATTCTAGTAACGCAATTAAACAGGCTTTGCAATGGATGGTTGATAGTGGGATTGCTTCTAATGTGGAAGGTGTTGTTAGTAATCCTGATGGTAAACAACTGCAAAGCATTGCAACGGTTGAACCACCAGGAAAAGACATTGAAGTTTTGCTTTTGACAAAGAATGGAACCAATTGGATCGTTCAGAAACTTGATCCAGCAAGTGGAAAGGTAATTGAATAATGCCTTTGACAATCCCCACAACACAGGAATTGGTTGAACAGTATGTTGCTTTGTTTGAAAGCAAGCTTAATCAAAATATTCCTTTAGCTGATAAAGCATTTGTAAGGGTGCTTGCTGTTGCTGAAGCTACACTTGATACTGTGCTTTATAAGTTTGGACAAGAAAGATCAATTCAGAATCTTGCACTTACTGCAACTGAAGATGATCTTGATAAAATTGGAATCAACTATAAGGTTTACAGAAAACCAGCTGAATCATGGAAAGGCAAAATTGAAGGAAGTGCTTTAGAAGGTACAATCATTCCAGTAAATATTGATTTTGTAAGTGATTCAATTGGTGAACGTTACACCCCTGATGCTAGTGCAACAGCTGATGCTGATGATGAAGTTATTGTTACTGTTACTGCTAGAAATCCTGGTGTGAATGCAAACCTTGAAGTGCTTGCTGGTCCAGATACACCCGAAACAATGACAATTGGAAGGCAAATAGGGGGTTTAATATCTTCAACATTTGAAGTTGTTGAAGTGTTGAATGTTGGTGCTGATAGGGAATCTGATGATGATTATAGAAGAAGGGTTCTAAATGAGATCAGAACTGTTGGTGGTGGTGGTAACTCTGCTGATTACAGAACTTGGGCTGAAGAAGTTGCTGGTGTTAAACGTGCATACCCCTATGCTGGAAAACCTGTTGGTGGTGGTACCAGTTTACCAGGAGATAGAACAGTATATATTGAAGCAACTGAAGCAATTGATCCTGATGGTATACCACCAGCAGCATTATTGGATGAAGTAAGGGAAACAATTAATTTTGATCCTATCACTGGTGAAGCTAGGCCACCATTAGGTGAAATAGATGATACACTTTTTGTTCCTGCAATAAGAAGAACGGGTTTCTATGTGGAAGTAAGGAACCTAGTTATTTCACCAGATCTTGAATCACAAACAAAAGAAAAAATTAATTTAGCATTGGATCAATATTTTAGGGCTGTATTTCCTTTCATTCTAGGATTGGATTTTGAAGGTGATAGAAATGACACAATAACTAATTTGTCAGTATCAACAGTTGTTCAAGGTGTTGTTAGTTCAGCTGGTGGTGCTGTTGCTTCAGTTGGCTTTGGTACAATTCCTGGTGTGTTTGATTACATATATCAACTTGGTCAAGGTGAAATGGCCAAATTAGAAGTTGATGGTGTTTCATATGTCTAATCCAATGGATTTCAGGGATGTAATCCAAGCAATTTTGCCTGATGGTGTGATTTGGAATCCTGTTGTTGATGGTGATTTTGATAATCTGTTGAAAGGTATTGGAGGGAATACCGAATCAACATATGATTATTTGAAATTGCTTGCTAGTGTACGTGATCCGTTTCTAACTCTTTTATTGCGAGATCTAGAAAAAGAATTTGGTATTGTAACTGATTTGAGATTGACAGAAGAGGAAAGAAGGCAAGCTCTTTTTGCTGTCATTCATGCAAAACCAGGAACAGGATCGGAAACAGATTTAGAAACTATTTTGCAGGATGCAGGATTAGGTGTGTATGTACACCAAAACAATCCACCAGTTGATCCTGCATTGTTCATTGATACAGATTTTCAAATGGTTGCTGGTGGTGATTTGGCTTTTGCTGGTGATCCTGAAGCTTATGCAGGTTATGTTGGTGCTGGTCTGATTGTGAATGGTGAAAACCTTTTTACTTCTGTTCTGTATGATATGGAAGCCAACGGGGGTTTTGCTTTTGCTGGTGAACCAAATGCTGTTGCTGGTTACTTCATCAACATAGAACAAACATCAGTTGAATATGATATTCCTGTTTCTTCTGCTAGGTGGCCATATGTTTTCTTCATTGGTGGTCAAGCTTATGGCTGGATTGCTTTGAAAGATTGGAACATGGAACAGGAAGGTATTTCCAATTGGACTGTTGCACCAAAAACACTAGCTGAAAAAGATACAAGCATCAAAGAAACTGGTGAAAGAAGTATTAGGATCAAAGCAGAAAATGTAAATACAGATCGTCAATTTGTATTGCCAGATCAGCCTGATCCTTCTTTGGTTAAGTCACATGGTTTAAGGGATGTAATTGGTGGTTTCACTTATCCTGATAACTGGTGGCAAGCACTAGTGGATGGTGATATGGAAAGAAGTGGTGTTAGCCTTTGGACTGCTGGCAATAGTGCAACACTGACAAAGCAAACCACTTCACCATTTAGTGGATCACAACTTCTAAGGATTGCTTACAATGGTGTTGCTAATCCTTATTGCTATGATTCACAAGCACCATTCACAATTGGTCAAGTGTATAGGGTATTGGGAAGGGCAAGATCTGATGGAACTGCATTACCTTCAGCCTATCACCCAATTGGAACACCAGTTTGGACCGGTACTAATTCAACTGATTGGCAATATTTTGATATTACATTTACTGCAACTGCAACATCTTGGAGTATTGGAACAACCCTTGCTGCTGCTGGTTATGTTGAATTTGATCATGTTGCTATTTTTGAATTACCTGCATTTACTGATGGTAATATGGAAGCTGCTGGTGTTGGTGCTTGGTCTGCTGGTAATAGTGCTATTCTTGCTAAAACCACATACGATCCAAGAAGTGGACAACAATCCTTGAGGGTTACTTATAATGGTGTTGCTAACCCCTATGCATACCAGAATTCATTGAACACCCATTTAGGGGCAAATGATTTCCCATATAAGGTTTCGGGTTGGGCTAGATCTTTAGGTGGTGGAAGTGCACCCTTTGTTGCAATTGGTGGATTGACTATCTGGTCTGGTACACTTTCAACACAATGGCAATATTTTGAATTCACTAGGCTTGCAACTGCAATTGATATTAGGTTTGGAACAACTGGTGTTGGTAGTGTTCAATTTGATGATATAGAAATTTCACCAGTGTTAGGTGCTGTTGGTACTGTTACAGGAACCAGTTTCATTGAAACTGAACTTGGACCAGCAAGGGAATTCAATGGATCAAGTGATTTCATCACTGGTGCTTCTCACATTGGTATTCTTGGTTATGAATTGGATGATAGGTTTACCCTTGCAGCATGGATCAAGATGCCACCAGGAAACCCAACAGGATCAATTATTTCACGTTCTAATGGTGGTGGTACTGTTCAATGGGATTGGGTTGTAACTGTTCCTGGTAATGTATATTTTGAATGGTCTGGTGGAAATCAATCAAATGGTGTTGCTGTGAATGATGGGTTGTTACATCATGTTGCAGTTGTGATTGATGGTGCTGGTAGTCAACATTATTTGGATGGTGAAAAGGTTGGATCTGCATTCAATCCATCAATCACTAAACAGGCTGTTGCAACTTTGTTTGGTGCCTATAATGCTGGTGCTGGTAGATTCTTTGATGGAATCATGATAGCACCACAAATATATTCTGAAGCAAAAGATTCACAATTCATTAGAGATGAATACAACCGAGGTATCAGATCTGTTTTTGATGGTCCTTATGTTGAACAGTTGATTGATACAGATTTAATGGAACTTCCTGTTGATGGTTTTGCTTGGAGTGATGGTGTTGATGCTGTTCCTTGTGTTGCCATTCTTGATCCAACTGATTTGAAGTGGAAAATGGTTTGGATTGGTTCAAGTCTTACAGCATTGAAACAGACTATTTCCGCAACGGTTCCAAATGGAATTAAAGGGATTAGACTTTACAATAAATTTTCTATCAATGGTCAAGTAAACTTTGATGATATTTCGATCATTGATCCACACATAGATCGGGCAGATGTTCCTGCAACAATGGAAGGGCTATTGAAACGTTTAGTGATGAAATACAAACCACTTCATTCGTGGGCTGGTTTGGTTGTGGAGTATTCCTAGAAAAAAGGAGAAAAAGAAATGATTTTTTATGAATCACTGCCAAATATAGGTGGTACTTTTCCAAACACGATTGGTATAAATTCTACTGGTCCAGGTATCAATGATGGGACACCATATCTTGCAGCAGTAATTAATGATTTGTGGGGAGCAAATCAAGCATTGTTGAATGCAGCTTTTCAGATTCCAAATGGAAGTGATGAAGCTGATGGTGCTTCACAGCGTTTAGATGCAATGAAAAGAATTCTTGGTCATCCTGGAGAAGTAATTGCTTGGATGGGTGCCAATGATGATCCTTCCACTGAACAAATTAGGTTACTTCCTTTGAATGGTCAAGGGGTACCAGTAGCAACTTTCTTTGAATTAGATGCTGCATGTTGGGTCGGTGTACCAGATAACCCAACAGCAAGTGCATTCTATAGGGCTGATAATCCTAATGGTTCACCAAGAAATGCTGCTGGTGCTTATTTGATCTTACCTGATATGCGAGGTTTTGCAATCAGAGGTTTAGATCCTAGTGGAACAACTGATCCTGATGGTGCAAGTAGAGATATTGGAAGCTTGCAGGATGAATCCGTGAATAATCATTATCATGAAATCAATGTTATACCTGGACCATATCCGGTTCATGAAGAACTTCTTACAACTGGAACTGGTTCAACAACTAGATATATTCTTCAAAGAAATACAACAGCCGGAAGTCAGGCTTTTGCATCAACTATTACTGTTGGTAATTGGTCAAGTGAAACTAGAATGGTGAATAAAGCTGCTAGATGGTGCATTAGATACTAAAGGAGAGTAACCCAAATGAAGAGAACAGTTCTAACAAAAGAGATTGACAATTATGTTGTGGTGCTTGGGTTTGACCAAGCTGTTGTTGATCCAATTGCCACCAATGAAAAAATGCTTGAACTGCTGAAGCAAACTGATGAATATGAAGCCCATAAAGAAAAGGTTTTGTTGATTGCAGAAAAGACCAAAGCACACATCAGTCTTATTGGTAAAAGGGCTTTGACTGAAGAAGCAAGGTTGAAGAAGGAAGAAGAACTTGAAGCCTTGAAGGAAGAAATTATTTCCTTGCAAGAAGCTTTACAGGAACATCTTTCTATATTGGATGAAAAAACAAAAGAGATTAGAACAAATAATTTGATTTACTTTGAACCAAAGCTTGGTGAAGGAATCCTTGAAGATGAAACCTTGATTGAAAAGCATGGTAAGTTGAAGAAGGAAGAAGCACTTACTGTTGAAGGTGAAGTAATACCAAACCACAAAGGCAAGGTTTATTACAAGAAAGAAAATGGTGAATGGATTAGAACCAAGGTGAAAAAGATTGGTGAAGAAGTACCTAGTAACTCCAAGTTGGATAGTGAATTGACTGATGAAGAACGTGGTGAAGTAAGTGAAGATTTAGATAAGCAGCGTATCAAGAGATTGAATCCAGCACAAAAGGAAAATGAGAAGCAAGAAAAGTTAAGGGAATTGCTTGTTGAAGCTGCTAGTAAAAAAGTTCAATATGAAATTCTTGGTGATGAAGATCCACTTGGTAAAAGTCAAGCTTGGTATAATGAAAAGAAAGCTGAACTTGAAGCTAAGTATGTTTGAAAGGAGTAATCACAATGACTAAGGATAAACCTTCTAAGTTTCCACTTCGTTGGATCATTGCTGTTTTGGTTTTCCTTGGTGGTGGTGGTGCTAGTACCTTCCATTTTATGACAGCTGAAGAGGTAGATAAAAAAGTTGATACAAAAACAAAACCCATTGAAAAAATGATTATTGAGAATAAAAAGGCTGATGATGCTAGACATGTAACCATTGATCATACCTTCAAGAAGATAACTAGAAAGATTGATCGTGTTCAGGATGTGCAACATTGGCAAGTTGCAGATCAAGCTGCTGAACGTGTTAGCAAGGATGCACCAAAGAAGAAGCAAGAAGAGAAAAGAAGGTTACTGTTCAAGTGGAACATGCAACGGTTGAAGGAAAAACCACCAAAGATGCCTTGCAGCAATCTAGATTGTACTAACTAATCATCATAGTGCTTGAAGGCTGTATCTAAGATCAGCCTTTCAAGTAACCATCTTCCATCACTATGACTAGCATAATCCCTATGAGCAACAACACCAGGATCGGGTTTCTTTTTCAGGAACCATCCTTTTATTCTTTTCTGTGTTTTGTTCAGGAACCAAGTTGGAAAAGCATAAGGTATATTCAGCTTCTCACACAGCCAAGGAATTATTGTTTTCAACGTTTGGATCTGTTCTGGTGTTGGAAGAACATAACCCTTTGATTTACCCTTGATTGTATGTGTCCACCACTTTGCAGGAATGATTTCTACAGGATAAGAAACAACCTTTCCAATGTGTGGATAGTAGGGGTTTACCACTTCAATACCTATTGAAGTTGGATTCAATTGGTTGCCATGATAGCAGACTTCAGAAACTAGATCAGCATGACAAGATAATTTCCCATCCCTAGCCAAGATTAAATGGATTCCTAGTCCTTTCTTTTGCAATGTATCTTTGCACCTTCTAGCACTAACACCAGTTGTTTCATGAATCACAATATGTTGAAGCTGTTTCTTCCGAGGTTTGTTGAAAATGTGTGGTTCACCATCACTAAGAAAATTAGTGGACGGTATCTGATTGGGTAATTCCATTTCTTTTCCGTTGATCACTATCATTCTTCTTCTTCCTTTCTTGCCTTATCTTCAATCGAGCAACCCCAATATCAGCTTTCACACATTGAATTTTCCAGATTGCTTTTTTGAGATAAGACGATTGCTTATCTAGAATAGTATCACACCAAGCTAGCACCTTCAATCTAGTGTTTCCTTCCATTGATCCTATACTCCTTTAGTGCATTCAATAATGCTCTTTGGCTACCAGCTTTTTTGTCTAGCATTTTGATTAGTGCTTCATCAATGGTGTTATCAGCAATGATCCTGTGAATCCTAACTTGGCCGTTCACCCCTTGCCTATAAATTCTTCTGTTGAACTGTTCATAGGATTCAAGGTTATCTGTTAGGCTATACCAAATAATATCATTGCCAGCTGATTGAAGGTTTAACCCGTGGCCCATTGACTGGGGATGGCCAATCAAGATTGGTATTTTGCCTTTGTTCCAATCTTCAATTATTTGCCTAGACTTCAAAGCCTTTTGACCACCACCAATAAAAGGTGCTTCAGGAAACAAGCTGATCAGTCTAGTTAGATCGTGTTGATAGTGGTAAGCAATCAATACTGGTTTACCTTGCAAGCTTTCCACCAGTTCAACAACAGCTTCATTCTTTACAGTGTGCAACTGGTGTGCTTTTCTTTTCTTCATCATCTCGATTGGTGCTTGCTCAAATAAACCACCATTAACAACTTGTCTTAAAGCATTATACTTGGAAGCTGCTGAACCAACTGTGATTGATTCACCACCATCCAGTTCAGCAAAGAATTCTTTTTCTAGTGATCTATAGATTGATCTTGCTTCTTCTGGTAGTTCAACAGCAACATCATTCAGCAGCAGTGGTGGTAAATCTAGGTAGGTTTCAGCATCAATCCTGTATGTAATAGGCTGTAGTTTTTTATATATGAATTTCGATGATTGCTCGAATGGTGCCCACTGATAACCCATATAACCAGTTCTGTAAAAATAAGTATTTCTATAATGTGTTATGTACTTACCAAGAGAAGCACCAAGATCCAATATATATATTTGACCAAACAGATCCAACAAGCTGTTTGGTGTTGGTGTTCCTGTTAGAATTATTCTCTTCTTGAATTTTGGTAAATGCTTTCTAAGGTGTCTAAATCGCTTTCCAGTGGCTTTCTTGAACTTGGTGGATTCATCTATACACAAACCAAAGAATGGCCAGTGTGGGCTATTCTCGAAAGCCTGAAGTTGTTTCACCAGGCTTTCAGGATTGATGGTGTATATGTCGGCCGGTTTCCAAGGTTCAACATGTAGGTTGCAGATTGTTAGATTGAAATTCCATTTCTTGATTTCAGCTGGCCAAACCGAATAACAAACCCGTAAAGGAGCAACAATCAACCAAGGCTTTTTTCTACCAAGCTTCTTGAAGGTGTTGATGATGGAAAGGATGATTGCTGTTTTGCCCAAACCAGGATCGGCAAACACACCACCACTAGGATTCTTCAGAAGGAACCTGATTGCATCAGCTTGGTAATCATGAGGCTTGAACATAGCAATGAAGAACGTGTTTGAAATCAACTATTGAATCAACCAAGTACACACTGAATCCAAGTTTCTTCAAAGTAGCATGGTATTCAAGCTGAACCTGTGTTGGTTTTTCCTTTGGTCTTTTGAATTCCACAAGAAATAACTTGCCACCAGGAACAAAGATGGATCGATCTGGAAAACCTTTTCTACCACGATCAATCAATTTCAATGCTTTGCAACCAAGGCTTTCAGCATACTTCACAGCAGCAGCTTCAATTTCTTTTTCAAGCTTCTTCACTTTTGCCAGCCTTCAGCATACACGCCAGCCACATCAATTTCACCATCCTGAAACCTGCTGATTTCTTCTTGATAGATAAACCACCTAGTTCCAAGCTTCTTCAATGCCTTGATTCTTCCTGCATTGATGTATGCATACAATCTTTGTTTGCTAATACCCATCAATTCAGCTGCAACTGTTGCTGGTATCAGCTTATCAGGTTTGTATTTCATTGGTTTAGTTCCTTCAGTTTTTCCCATAGTCGAATTCTTGAATTGAATGATTGCTGTGAAAGGTAATATCTTGGTTTGCACTTCCCGCATATGTAAGCGGATAAACCACCTTCAAGTGAACCACACCAATCAACACCTTTATCTAACCAGCAGCAACCACAATCCAATTGTTCTTTTATGGTTTTCATTTCACCACAATGTTCTTCACACTTCCTTCTTCCTTCTTCACCAACTTGCATCAATCCAAGTTCACCAAGCTTTCCTTCTCGATTGGTATAGAACCTGCTTTCTTTCCATTGCATGGAAGTGATCAACAGTGGTGGAAGGTTGAATGCTTCACTTGATTCAAGTGTCTGCAATGCAATTTTCTTTCTATAGTTTTTATCTTTTTTCACTCTACAATTTGGTTCATTGCGAGCAAGCCAAAGAATACCATTTTCAATTGCTTCAAGGTCATTGATATATACATTAATAGCTTCAGCCATTGCTGCAATTCCCCAAAGAAACACCATCAGACATAACAAAATTATTTTCACATTCTTCAACATGATTCCTCCACATTTCAAGCTTCAACTGGTGCCAGTAACCAAGTACACCATTCCTTCTTTTGTATGGTCTGGTGTATATCATATAGTATACATCTTTATAGGTGAATCCTGTTCTGAATTCATCATATGTGATCTTGCAATGTGGACACTGATCCATTATGATAGTTTGCGCTTGTTTAGGTTTGGTGGTTCACTATCTTTCTTGAAGTAATCCAATAGAAGGCAATGGATGAAACTGGAAACAGTTCTATGGTATTTACCATAAGCTTCTTCATATGCCTTTTCATATAGCTTTGGTTCAACCCTGATTGTTATTGTTCTAGTTCTAGTTGGTTTCATTGGCATTGTATATCAATCCTTTCTGAACCTTTCACCAGTCCAGCCTTCAGCTTTGATTGGTAAACCTTCAGCCCATTTTGGAACCACACAAAGCAGATCCAAATATTTTTTCATATCAGCTTTTTCAGGTTCCACTTCAGCAACAATTTCATCATGCACAGTTAACACAATTGGAAACTTTGCACGTTCAATCCTAAGCATTGCTTCAGCTAACAAATCTCTAGAAATGGCTTGAACACAGTTTTCTGAAAGTTTCCCACCATACGTTTTTATTCTTACCCACTTCTTTGATTGTGGAGCAATAGCCATATAGGAAAGTTCAAGCTTCTTTTCATCCCAACTTGTGGTAATAGGTTTCAGTTTTGGCTGGTGGTAAAACAGGTTTCTTCCATTGGGTAAAGTGCAAATCAAAATATCATCTTCATAGGTCCATTTGATTGGTACTGAACCCATAGCAACAGAAGTTCTATCTAGGATTGCTCGTTTGGCTAGAACTTCAATGTTGTTCCAAAGCTGCTTAACAGCCCAGTATTTTTTTCTGTAGGTTTCAACAACCTGTTTACTGAATTCTGCTGTGATCTGTACATTCCACTTTTGATCCATATCAGCTTGAAACTTTTTCCAACCCATTTGATAACCCAAACCTAGAACAGCTTGTTTACCTATGAACCGTTGATTGCTGTTCACATCCTTCACAGGAACAGAATAAATTTCAGAAGCAAGATCCTTATACGGATCACCACCACGATTGAACATGGTTACAGCCCAATGGCATTGACTTAACCAGCACAACACAATGAATTCAATTGATTTGAAATCACCAGCTATCAGGGTTTTTCCTGGTTCAGCACAAAGGCAAGATCGAAGTATGCTTGATAGTGCACCAGTCACATTACCAAACAACATATCAAGTGATTCAATATCACCTTCCATTACCAATTCAATGATGGTTTCTATGTCTGAAGGATCTTTGAATTCACCCCTTGGAAAGTTTTGGATCTGAATACCCTTACCAGCCCATCGACCAGTTCTTTCAGCACCATAATAGAGTATCAATTCTCTAATACGTTGATCGGTAGGATCAACCCTGTTTAGCATTGCTTGGAACTTCTTGGTTGATGCCTTTGACATCAATTGCCTAAGCTCCAATATTTCCCTAACCTCTTCAGGTAATTCTTCCTTCAATTTCCTGCTGATTGTTTCAGCTTGCATGTTGTCTAGAAACACAAAATGATCAGCACAATATTTTAGAATTTCTTCAAGTTGTCCAGTGGTTTCAACTTGCCCATTGGTTAGTTCTTTCACCCTTTTCAATGCTCGTTTTTCTAAGATCTCAATTATCCTAAGTGCAGCAATAACTAATTCAGTATCACAGTACACACCACGTTGATTGATTCGCTGGTCTAGTTTCCAGTGTTTCAATTCCAACTTTGGTAACGGTGGAATCATGGTTGATAAGCTATATTCTGATTCAACATCATCCTTGCAATATTGATAAACCTTCTTCAATCGTGTTTTGTCATCGAACCACATAGAAGGATTATTCTTGGTAGGCTTTCTTGGTCTGCTGCATTGCATCATTACAAGATGCCCTTCCATATCTTTTTGTTTCTTGGCTCCAATCGCAGCACCAGCTTTTTCAAGTGAACGTGGTAAGCAGTAGTGAGCAGCTTTAGCTGCTGAACATCTCCACACCTTGATCGGAAGTGAAGGAAAGCTATGCTTCTTCACCATTATGTTGTTCCAAATACACTGTTCAAAATATTTATTGTGTGCTTCGAACAACCAAAGCTTTGCAACTGGTTCAGCTAGTGCTTCAGGAAAAGGATCACCAGGAACCCAAAGCCTAGTTCTTTTCTTACCAACCTTATAGGCCATACAAAGAACTTCAGTTGAAGGGTGAAGCGAATAGATCCAAGCACCAACTTGTGTAACATTCACTTTGCTTCTTGTTTCAAAGTCTATTCTGCTTACTATCATGGTTGATCCTTTGGTGGGGTTTGGCTGGTGGTGTGCTCAATAGGTAGGATGATTGAACACACCACCAGCACAGGAAGGAATAAGCAAGCATCAATCCAAGAAATCATCTTCTTCTTCATCATCTTCATCAGCAAAATCATCTTGAGCACTAGCACCACCAGCAAGGTTATCATCATGATCAAGAAGTTGAATATTTCTTAGGCCAAAACTAACACCTTTCTTATTTCCAAAGGTCCAAGAAAAAGCAGTAACAGTTGCTCTAGCCCAACGACCGGGGTAGACTTCACCAGGATCAATCACATCATTCAAATCTTCATCAACCAAACCAGGTTTCTGTTCACTACTAGCAGTAATGAACAAACATCCTGGTTCATATCCTTCAAATTCTTTTTCTTCCTGATCTCGGAAAGGAAGCTTCACCCCTTTCTGGTTCTTTCCAAAAGCATCTTTTGCACATTGCTTTGCAATCTTTTTCATTTCCTTCAGTTCTTCACCTTCAGGAAACAGCATAGCAACAGAATATTTTGGATCATCCTTCCCATCAACAGAACTTGGTTTTAGTAGTGCAGGAAATGACATCCTGAATTTAGGTGTCATCACTTTCAATCCAGCAAACTTTTTCATTCTTCAAAATCCTTTCTTGCTGCTGTTGTGGCTTCCCTCGAATCCGAAACAGGAACCAAGGTTAAACCAGTATCAGGTTTGGTGGTGTGTTTTTCAATGAACTTCTTCAGTGCTTTATCTTTACCAACAATCTTTTCAAGTTGTGCTGGTGATTTCAATTTTGGTTCAGTGAAAATTATTTCCTTCTTCAGCCTTCGATCCTTCAGCTTCCTAATCACATCCTTTTCATTAGTCCATTGTCTGTTGGATCGACGTTGAACCAACTTGTAACCAGGGATGGAACCACCTTCATTGATGGTTCTATGGGCAAACTTCCTTACTTCTTCTATGAAAGCTTGCACCCTATCAGCACTATCAAGAATGTGTTTGATTTGCTTCTTGGAAAGTTCAGCTGGTTCACTGAATTCAAGCTTGGCTAGCTTTTGTGCTTCTTTTTGCTGTGCAGGACAAATTATTTTTGCATTGCACCATCTGCAATGTGATCCAGTTTTGAAAGTGTTTGGTTCTTCATAAACCCGTTTGATACCAGCCTTCAGTTTTAACAACCAATCTTTTTTCAGCTGTTTTGCATCCACTGACCATACTTGAATTGCACGATCTGTTTCGCGGGTTCTAGGCTGAACAATGGTAAGGTGAATTTCTGTTGGGGTGAATAACTTTGCAGCTGCAAGCCCATAGATTATCAATTGTGGGTTGTTCTCCACTGCTACTGGTACACCAATACCATGCTTATAATCAATGACATGTAAGGATTGATCTTCATGGTTGTATACCAAGCAATCAGCAGTGCCATACAAACCACTTAAAAGCTTCACTTTCCGTTCAATTTGAATAGTACATTCGGATTCAAATTCAATATCAAAAATGTAATTCAGATAGTGATCAACAGCAGCAATCATTTCTTTAGTTACTTCTATCCCATTTAATTTTTTCCCTAAATAACGATCTGCTGGTGCTCCTTTTGTCATCAACAACTCTGCAAGCTTGTGTGCAGCAGTACCTTCTTTGGCATAAATAGAAGGTTCAGGTTGCTCCACCTTTTCAGATAGAGCAACTGAACCTGGACAAGCTAACCACCTTGAAGCCGTTGAAGGTGATAATTTAGCATGTTTGGTCATTTTACCCCTATAAATGTATGTCAACTAATGCAACAATGATCACAATAAGGATGAATGCCAATCCAAGTATAAGAGCAATACTCATTACTCTAGATCAGCAACCAAATCAGCATAATCATCTTCATCAACTTCAGAAACCTTTTCAGCATACTTGGAAAGGATCTTCTTTGCGGATTTCTTTCCATTCTCTTTTATATGATCTTGCAATGCTTTTCGAACATCAGCAGCAGTAACAACAGCTTCCTCTTCTTCCTCTTCATCCTGTTCTTCAGCTGGTGTTTTCTTCTTGGCTTTCTTCTTCTTGGCTGGTGCTTTCTTGGCTGATTTCTTCTTGGTTTTCTTTTTCTTCTTAAGGGTTTCCTCTTCTTCCTCTTCTTCCTCTTCCTCTTCATCAGCTTTAGCATTTGCAAGCATTGCTTCAAGCTTCTGTTTAGTTGTTTCAGGATCAATGATATGAAGAATATCAATAGCCTTCTTCACACCATCTTCTTGAATATCCAATTCAATATACAATTTCATATTGTTATTCCTCTTCTTCCTCTTCAGGATCATTTTCTTCCTCTTCCTCTTCCTCTTCCTCTTCCTCTTCCTCTTCCTCTTCCTCTTCCTCTTCCTCTTCTTCTTCCTCTTCCTCTTCTTCCTCTTCCTCTTCTTCCTCTTCAGTTACTTCTTCCTCTTCTTCCTCGAATTCGATTCCATATTGTGACCAGTCAATATCTTCAACCTTGCCAAGAATCCAATTGAAAATATCTTCAAGGATCGTATCTTCAGCAATTTCAGCCATTGCTTCAATCTCGGTTCGGCGCCGAATCTTTTGCTTGTTAACAGATTTTCCTCTAGCACCAGCAGCAGCAGCTTTTGCAGTGGGTTTCTTACCACCAGAAGATTCTAGTAACTCTTTCAGCTTTTCTGCTTGTTCCTCTTTGGTCAAAGCTGAAAGCCTAGCTGCTGCTGAAGCTGATATTTTGCCATCCTTCACAGCCTTCTTCACTGGTGCTGCAAGATCAATAACTCGCAACCAAGCTTTGATAGTTGCTTTGCTTACTCCAAAGTGAATCATTGCTGAATCTTCATCACCACCAATATTCAAATACCTTTCTAGCTTTTCAGCCCTTGCAAGGGGGTTATCATCCTTCCTTTGTTCATTGGTGCTGATCATTGCACCAGCAAGGCTAGTGTCATCACCCCTTCTAACAAAACAAGGAACCTTCAGAAGTGTTACACCTTCCTTCTTCAGTTCCTTGTTTGCTTGAAGTGCATTGATAACCCTTCTTCTTCCATCAACAACTAGTGCTGAAGGACCATCCTTGGCAATTACAATAGGTTCAATCACTCCATTGTGCTTGATATTTGCGGTCATTTGTGGATCAGGTTTTTCCTTCACCCTAGGATCATAAAGGGGGTGTTCTTCATTATCCACCAGGGTTAGATCTTCTGGTGCAATCATGAATACCTGAGATTTGCCAGCCTTGAACACATTCTTTTCTTTCTTTGCCATTGGTCTTTTCTCCTTTGTTTGTTAGACCAGTTCCAATTTCAATTTGGATTCATACCCAATCACTATTTTTGTTCCATTTACTTTAATGTTGTTGTCACTTGCCCATATAATCATTTCAGCAAGTGAGTTGAAATAATAACTGCAATATCTTTTTGTTTTATCAGATTGATCACTATATTTTGGTATAGTTGGATCTGGAATCATCAACCAATATTGCTTTTCATCTTTCGGGTTTGTTGTCATCATTGTTACTCTCCTTTGTTGAATGCCTTTTCATTCTTTCCAACAGACCAACTAAATACTTCAAGTTGTCCAGTGGTATGAACACACCACCTGAAATCTGTTCATGTTCACCATCCAAGCTGATGATTACACCATCAGCTGGTGCTTCACCACCAGTCCAAAAGGAACTGTTAACACCAATTGAATGACAAGGAATAGAAACCTTGTCACCTTCCATCACTGCTGTTGTTTTCATCTTTCATTCTCCTTTTTTGGGAAGTCTTGGAATCGAACCAAGAAAGAACACAAGGATGAAACCGGGAGGGAATCCCAAAACCTTGCCAGCACAGCCCTTTGCAATCCTGCACTTCCCATTGCATCCAATCAAGTTATCGTGCCAAGTATGGTATTTTGTTTTCACTGAAATCTGATTCCTTTGTTGTTGGTTGTGGTTTCTACTTGATTGGATGCAGTGACCCTAAAGGGATTTGAACCCTTGTTACCAGCGTGAAAGGCTGGTGTCCTAACCTTGCTAGACGATAGGGTCAAATTATTCATTTCACTTTTGGATAAAGTTCATCTTCAATTGCAAGAAAGATTTTCTTTGCACATCTTAATTGACCAACTGCAAAATAAGATTCTTCCAAATGACCTTTTCTTCCAAGTATTCTGTCATTGGTTGAAATGATTAATTGAACATACTCTTTTACATTTAATAGTTTCTTTCTAAATTTTTTATCTGATTCAATCATCCTTTCAATATCAATAATATGGTCAATCAAATCTGCTTTCTTCCATTTCATCATTTCTTCTTCAGTGAATGACATTGTTCAACCTATCACTTCATATTTTGCCAGCTTCAAAAACCACATTGCTATTTTTTCCCAAATTATTTTTCATCATAAAAATTAACTGTTTCAGTAATGTTGTCTCGTCGTTTTTTCCAACATTCTAGATATTCTTCAAAAATTTTTCTATGCTCTTCATTTTTTATTAAGGTTCCTCGATTTAGATTTACTGTTAAAGTGGCTAATATTTCACCTGTTAATTCTCTGAAACGACAATAACCATTTTCAAGATTTAAAATTTCTTGTGAAAGGTTTTTCATATTAACACCATTACACCATCACCACATGAAACAAGTTATCATTGATGTACCTAACATCAGTCTTGACACCTTGCTTTCTTAGCCTTCTTGAAATGTCGTTTGCATCATCATAGTTCTTTGCAGCTGCAATCCATCCAAAGATCTTCTGTGCAATGGTTGCTTTGGTTTTGGGTGTTGCTGCAAAGCTGCTGAAAGCAATCCTATCATTTACTGTCATCACCATTGTTCTTCTTCCTTTTCTTTTTGATGGTATAGGAAACAGGATAAATCAATCTTTTCCACATTGGACAATTTTTTTCATTACAACGTTTTTCGTTTTCTTCAGTGATTATTCTGTCATACTTGCTACAATAATTTATATTCGATTTTTCATTGTGATAAGAATACCTATCACCAGGATATGAATATACACAAATATTCTTCAATGAACGAAAACTAATTAGCTTCTTTTCCATTACCATTGTTCTTCTTCCTTTTCTTGATCATTTTCTTGAACTGAATTTCTTTTACCACTTTCTTCTTTTTCTTTGGTTTGGGTTTGGGGTTTTCCCTTGCTTCCTTTGCTGCTGCAAGTAATTTGGCTTTGTGTTCTTCTGATAACTCTTTACCTTCTTCCCACCCTTGGAAGCCTCTTCTTTTGGGGTTGAAGTCAAAGCAAGAAAGATCAGGTTCCAATTCTCTATAGGGCATAAATGAATAGATTGGGCAACTGGTGATCCTACAATCAATCTTTCCATCAAAATATTCACCCATACAGTTATGGCATTGATACAAGCAAGCAAGTTTGTATGTCATCTTTGACGGTCTAGGCATTGAAATACTCTTTAATCATTTTTGGTGTAGCTTCAAACATTTTTGGTTCCAATGAACATATTATTAAAGTTTTACAAACCCATTTTAAACCATTCCACTTTATCCAAACTATGCTTCTTTTGGTGTTAGCAATATGGTTTTGCAGGAAATATTGCCAAGCTTTTTGTGCACCAGGGTAATTCGCTTTTGGTGAACTATAATATTTTTTCATTGTGTTTACTCTCCTTTGCTAGAAAAACACCAGCTTGAACTATGCTCATACTCTGAAAAATATGTCAAGAAGATTTTTCCTTTTTTTCCAATTGCCTTTTTACCACCAGCAACCAACCTGCATCAAAGCTGAAAAGAAGATTGCACCTAAAGCAAAAATATTCCCTTCTTGGTAAGGGTGATTTGCTTAGAGGCTTTTTACATTCATCACATATCAGCTTTGGATTCTTCATCAGCTTTAGCTTTCTTCTTTTCTTCTTCAGCAATTCTTTTCAGCTTGGCTTTTTTCTGTGCTTGCCTTTGACACCAAGCTTGATACTCCTTTTCATCCCTAGCACCCTTGAACAGATACCGTTTCAGCTTTCTTGCTTTGATGCTTTCAGGTGTCTTGATTTTTCTTCTTGACATAATGTACCCTTCTCTTGATCCGTCTTATCTTTTCGCACTTCAGACAATTGCACCCTTCAACTTCCCTGACCATTTCGAGCAAATCCAGGATGTCTGCATATGCTTGTGTCAGTTTTGCACGCATTAATGTTGGTGAAAATTTCATTTCAACCCCAACACCTTTTTTGCATCTTCAATTTTCTTCTTCATTGCATTTGCAAGATTGGTATCAAATTTCTTTTCACATTCAGGACCACAAAAAACATAGTATGTTGCTTCTTTTTTCTTGCACCTAACACACATAAATTTCTTTTCTTTCATCTCTTCATCAACCCCTTCACATAGATGTAACCACCAGTGGATCGTTTGGTCATATACCCACTTTGATTCAATGCTCGTCTTAATCCGGTTTTGGAAAGTGAACGTCCAATGGAATTATCAACACTCCAAATCTGATACCTGTTCCAAATTTCATCTAGCTTCACTTTCTTTCCGGTTATTACTCTATAGTTTTCTTGGATGAATAGGTTGAACGGGTTTGCTTCTTGGCTCCAAACTTCTGTTGCTAGCTTGCAGCAATTGGGGAAAAGGAACCTACCACGTTTTCTAAGCCTAGCATATCCTTTCAAAAACATATTCAAGACACCAGATAATTCAGTATCAATTATCTTTTGTGCTCTAGCAGTATCCATTTCTTCTGGTCTGAATTGTCTGGTGAAGGGAATAACCATAGCCCTTCTTTTGATTCCATCGGATAAATCTCTTGTTTGTGGATAGCTGTTGGAAGCTAGAATGATTGTTGCAGTTGAACGAAACTTGAACATAGGTGAATATTTTGGATTGGCTGTTAGTGTCTTGTTTTCTGAAAGCTTCTTCAAGGTGTCATCAGGTAAAAGGGTTTGTGCTTTCACATCTTCATCAATCACCACTAGCTTTCCAGGTAAATCCTGAAATGCATGTGTGTATTTAACCGGATCAAGTTCATTGATACTTTTTTCTAGTGCAGCTTCACCAAGTATTGCTGAAAGTAATTCAAGGATCAGTGTCTTACCGTTGGCACCTATACCTTGAAACAAAACCCACGTTGCAAGATCTTTTCTTGGTTGAAGTATGTAACCAAACAATTCGAATAAATGTCTGATAATGTCTTCAGTATCAGGAAATTCATTATCAAATATTTCTTCCAAGGTTTGTATCAATAATGGGCAATCAGCATCAGGATCATATTTCGCTGGTGAACATGCTGTTAAGAAACTTTCTGGTCTATGTGGTTTGATCTCAAATTTACCACTGTACGGATCAACATGAATTTCACAGTTCTTTGTATTGATGATAGATGGTGGTCCAGTTTCCAACCTGAACAAATCTTGTGTACTTGCAACTGTTGCGGTCAATATGAATTCAGCTTGCTTCATTAGAACCGATGTTTGGAATGATACTTCAACTTCCTTCTTCAATTCATTGCAAGTTTCCAATAGGTATTGGAGCAAAATATTTCTTTCCAATCGCTTCCAATGTGTTTTGTCATAGAACCAAAACCGCTGATCCTTGAAGTGCATCAGGTGTTCACCACCAGCAAATTTATTTTCCAACAGGAGTGTTACAGCCTGTTGTGCAAGGTCTTCAAGTTCCTTTTCATCAGCTTCTTTCTTTTCGATAAAATCAACATCTTTCTTCAGTTGCTTCAATGCTTCCCTTAATGCTGCAAGCTTCTTGCCTGTATGGGCTTTGATTGCTTCCAACACTTCAGCTTTATCCAATGCAGAATAATTCACAGCTTGCTTCAAGATTGCTTCAATTACCTTGGTGCTGGTTTTTCTGTTCAGCTTCTTGATTTTTGCTAGTAATTGTTTCTTGGATTTCTTCTTGACTGGTTTGGAATCTTCCTCAAAATCTAATTTTGCTTCTTGTTGCTTGATATGTTGATAGGCTTTCGGGTTAGATTCTTGAACAGTCCTATAGAATAACCCTTCTGTTATCAATTCTTCTTTCTTATTAGAAAGTGATTTCCACCTTGATCGTATAGTGGAAGCTTGATCAGCATACATAGGATCGGCAATTGACCATTCAAGGAATTTATCTAGCCCTTTTCCGTTGGTAGTGTAATGGTAGGAAGCCATTAGGTTGAACCAGTCTGCATTGTTCCTGAAGTTTTCAACTGGAATCAATTCTAAGGCACCTAGCATCAATTCTGAAGGCTGTTCTGGTGGTGGTGCTTGTCCTGGTATGGCTTCAGCTTTGGAAGGATTTAAGAGCCATTCTCGTAACGATTTGGGAAGGCTGTTAGCCTGTTCAGTGTAAGGTGATAATTTGGCCCATAGATATAATTGTTTCGTATCGGGATGTAATGATCCTGGTAAGACTACCTGCCTTCCCTTTGTCTTGAATTCGACACCAGGAAGATCCTTGAAGGTTTCCTTGAACCTTTTTAGATCATGCTTCATATAGAAGTGCAGACCACCACCACCAGTAACCACTGTTGGATACTCTAGGATCAGATCGTCTATTGTTAAATCAAACTGTTCAAGGAAAGAAGCGAAGGATTCAAGACCACCAGATTTTTTATCTATATCGATGACTAGATCGAATGGTCCTAATTGCCATCCAAGATTGAAACCACTTCTTGCATATTGTCTGATTTGTTTTCTTGAATATTGCTTCTTGGTCCAGTTGTTATGAAGTGGTCTTTTACCATGTTCTTTGTTTATTGGAATCAGTTGTCTATTTAGCTTGAAATGCAGTTTCAGATCTGCATTAGAAATCAGTTGCATTGGACACTAGTCCTAATCAGTCTAGAGTGAACAACACCAGCATTTGACTATCTCTCCTTTGCTGCAACCTCTGATTCTATTGGAAGGGCTGAATGAATGTCAAGCAATTGGCTGAAAAAATTTCCTATTGACTTATTGTATATTCTAATAGGATACTATATGTGACTCCCCTTGTGCCTTTTTCTTACTCTCCTTTGTAGGTTTGGATTTCAAGGGGAGTCATTTGTTTTTGTGTTTTAAGATATTCCGAATTTCACAAGCAAAACAAATTCTATCAATGTGTGGACTGGTATGAAAATCAGTATCCTTACCAGCTTTCTTTTCTATTGCTTCAACAATTTCATTCAAACCAAGCACACCTTCAACCAATACCATTGTTGAATCAATTGGAAATGGATTCACCATCATGGTTACAGATTAGATAATATTTCATTCATCACTTTCCTTTGCTTCAGGACCAAATTTAAAAAAATTCCCCATTATCAACTTGATTGATGGTCCAGTGATACTGAATCCAAATTTTGATGCTTCAAATTTCCAAAAGTGTTTACTGCTACTAATACCATACCAATTTTTTGGTATCTTATACAGTGTTCCAATCTCTTCACCATTAACCATCACTTTGTATGCTGGTGGTGGATAGACTGAACCAGGATTGGTTACTTTCTTTAGTGTGTAATTCATTTGGTTTTACCCCTAAGTACAGCATTTGCACAAGCACCAATTTCAGCACATCTATCCCATTGTGCATTCAATATTGCAATTTCAGATTTCAGCTCATCCCTTTCTTTTTCCGCTTGCTCCGCGCGACGGGTGGTGGTGTCTGCCTTGTCAGCTGCTAAATGGTGCCGGTTTTCCCATAGTAGAACATCATCCTCCAACCGCTCCACCTCCCCCCGCGCCTCGTCGCGTTCCGTGCGGAGGGTGGCGTTCTCGGTTTCAAGCTGCTGCTCTCGCATTATCTGTTTTTGTTCTTCAGTGCCCTTGTCAGCGATAATCTTGGCCAGTTCCCTAGCTGTCTCTTCCGACTCGGCTAGCGCGGCGCGGAGGGTGGTGATTTTTTCTTTTTTTATCCCAAGTGCTGCACGAGCATGATGTTTTAACCGATCATACATCTCTTGCAACCGCTCGCGCCCCGCTTCCGACTCGGCAAGGGCGGCGCGGTAGTAGGGGGCGCACAACCCCTCGCACATCTCCTCATCCATGTCTGCTGTACAGTTGGACGAACAAAACTTCTCGCCTTTAACCTCCCTCGGCTTGATTTCATTTCCCATGATTCACCACCATTGGAAACTGATTCTTCATTCTCTTCTTCACTACACCATTGCAGTTTGAGCAGACATTATCACGAGTAAGAAACTTTTTATCTGGTCCAAGTGTAATTAGTCTATCAGAAGGTTTCATCTTGCAGTGTGTTGGGCCATTGGGTGTTTTGGATAGGTGAACAATGTGTGATCTTTCTGGATCTTGCCTTACATAACAATCTGGTTTCTTTTTTGATAGTTGTTCTTTCATTTTGGGTTACTCTCCTTTTCTTTCTTGATTCGTTCAACTTTCAATTGGCTTAGTCTTCTTCTTTTGGCTTGCATGAAAAGTATTATTTGCCTTTCACAATCACGACACAGCAAAGATCCTTCACTGCCATTAATATATAAATTGGAATGTTGCCTTACATACACTTTAGAAAGGCAAGCAGTACATTCACCTTCAAAGAAATCTGCATGGTTCATTTTATTTTTCCTTTCAACAATTCAATCCATTCTTGTCTGGTGATAGGTCTGCAATAGATCCTTCTTGGTTTGAAGAAGTTGATGATTGCTTGCAATAGCTTCTTCATCCTACCACACAGCCCATTTTGGAAACTTGCATATTTCGTTGCAATGATCACAAGTCAAGAAGCTGTGCTTGTGGTGGTGCCTTTGAATGTCAGTTAGTGACCAATAGAAGGTTTTCACTTCAGCTGTTGGGTTGTTGATGAATTGCCCACAATATGGGCAAGTGATTTGAACAGTCAAAATATCTATCTTGGCTTTTCTTTTTCTTGCCATTACTTCACCTTCCAAACGTCACTGTACTGGTGCACCACTTCAGCCTTCTTCTTTCCTACCTTGGTTGTTCCTGTGAAGGTGTTGCCATCTCGCTTTACATTGCTGATGGTGCATTGTGTCAAGACACCTTGACTGGTCTTCACCCTTTGCTTGGTGATGCTGTTGCTGTCAGCCTTCTTGGTTGCTTTCTTCTTCTTAGTCATTTTGGTTACTCTCCTTTGTTTTGGGTTTTGGTTTTTAGGACCATTCATTTGAACGTGATCTCCTGAATGGCCATTCACCTTTCCATTCCGAACCGATCCTATCCAAATCCCCACCTTCCGATCCATTCCAGCCCATTTAAGAGCAATTAGAGCTACAGATTTGAACGTGATCTCCTCTGTAGCTACCTTTCCAATCCAACGCCATACCAACCCGTACCAACCCCTTCCCTCCCGTCCCTCACCATTCCAGCCCATTTAAGGGCGAAAAGATTCATTTGCTTGCAAGCTTGTCAGCTTCTTTGAATACAGTTGCAAGCTCTTTCAAAAACCAATACTTATCTTTGAATGATTGTAATTCTTCAACTGCACGATCAAGAAGTTCTTTTCTAGATTCCTTGTTAGCTAGTTGCTTTTCCAGTGATTGAAATGGTGCTGGGTTTGGGTTTCGTTTCTTTTGTGTCGTGACATATGCCCTGTAGTTGTGTGTTTCTTCTTCTTCAAATATGACTTCATATGTAAGGTTACTAATTAGATATTGTGCTTCTTTTTCTCTCCACTTCTGTGCAGCTTTTTTGTTGTTCCAGGTAAAAAACTTTTTGAGTTTGCTGTTTTGTTCTGTTGCTGCTGCAAGTATGATCCTTTTATCAATATACCCATGTACTTTTTCAAGTTTTTCAAATTCTCTACCAACTATGGATGCATCTTTTTCATTGAATTTACATCCAATATGCCAGCTGTACACTTTTTTCCGTTTGGTCATTATGAAGCCTTTCGTGTAACAACTTCAAACATACCAAAATCATGTCCCTGTTTCACATTCTTGTCACCGATCCCGTGATCTAATCCAGCTCTTACTAACAAATTGAATACTTCTTCACGGCAAAGATAATCAGTATTGAACTGTATTTCCAGTGTTGCTTCCCACTTCTGTATGCTTGCCCTGAAACGGTTTCTTGGTGCTCCTCTTACACCAGAATCCCTTACAATATCGTGCTTCATTGATGGGGCAGATATTTTGCTTGGTTTGATCAGTCCTGTTTCGAAATCAGCATTGACAATTCTAAATGCTCTTTTCATGTGTGATTTATGTAAACCATCGATTGGTGTACAGGCTTCCACCATTGCCCTTTTGAAATGCCACATAGGAAGACCAAGATTCGGCTTACCTCTTTTTGTGGGGCTCAATAGATACATTGATTTTCTATATTCTTTGTCTGGATTTCGTTTTTCCTTTTTCTTTGTTGCTGTTTTTGAGTGTGCTTTTCCTTTTTCATCCCACTCAATACCATCACCACTGTATTCATGAAGGTGATTCATTATTAATGGTGTAATACTTCTCACCTTCACAGTCATTGTTTCATATGTTGGTAGTGTCACTCTAATTTCTGTTTTTGGTTTTTGTTTTTTAGCCATTGGTCCTATTCTCCTTTGTTGTAAATCCATCTTTCACAAACAAAACCATCATCAAGAAATTTCACTTTCCAATATTGTAATTCATCACTTACATTCTCTTTTACAATAAGTTGTGCTTCACCTTCTGGTTTTTCTTGTGTGATTGGGTCTTCATAGATAGTTACAATATCACCTTTTTTCATGTTAGTTACCACCTTTCACGACAATCCAACCATTGTTGGTTACTTCTTCTTCCGAGATGGTAACACCATTCAAATTCTTGAAGGTGTCACCGATCCAGAACATGTTGTTGTAAACCGTCTCACCAAAAATATTTTGAATGGTGTATGTTATGACTAGTTTAGCCTTCCTTCCCATCGATGGTTTGAGTAATCATTACTTTCATGAAGTTTAACAGTGATACATTTACGTTCAGACCATTGAACTTTTCCGGTCAAAACACCATCAATCTTTTTTATATTGGAAACAAGCATATGAAATTGGGAATAATCCTTACCTTTCCAAATTCTTACTCGATCATAGACTTGCTTAGACATTTTTTGTTCCTTCCCTTCTTGGTTTTTGGTTAAGCTGCTGCTGGTGCAAATATTATGCCTAGTATGCAGAAAGTGTGTAAACCTAATGATTTCAAGCATTTATGATGTTTCGGTTGTTGGGTGAATATTCCAAACCACGACACCAGGATCATGATAATTTGCAAAGTTCAATGATTTCAAGTGGTTAGGGTACATGACACTGAATGTTGCCATATGCAAAAAAGTAAATTACCGGATAGGTATGCAGGGTTAGCAAATTATTATGCATTTTGACAGAATGACAATTTAGCTATGCAAAATTTCTATAAAATAATTTCATAGCCTTCAGGCTTTCGAGAATGTGATCTGAGGTTAGTTTTTTGCTGCATATGTCCTAGTATGGGTCGGGTCATTTGTGAGGATTTGAAGGGCTAGAGGGTGTTTTGATGCCAAATTTGATACTTTAGCCTAAATATAGTAATAGTGGATTGCAGAAATGAAATTATTTGCTGTTTTCAGAAGTGCAATATTGCAGATTTGCAATTTTTGTGTATATTTCAAAAATGCAAGAAGTTTTTTCCGTTTTTTGCAATGTTTGCTGAAAACATGGAAAAGTGAAGAAAGTGAAGTTTCGTAGGCTGATAGAATCGGGGGTTGATAGGTTAGAAAAAGTGTAATGATTCTGATAGGCTAGGGGGTGTTTACACAAAAAATGAGTGAACGTTTTTTATTTCGTTCACTCTACGTTCACTCGAAAAAGCTTAATGATTTCATTGCTTTATGGTAATATAGTGAACGTTTTAATAGTTTCAAAGAAAAAAGCCTTTCAGGGTTTAAAAAAATCAAGTTTTTCTGCTGAAGCAAATTGGTTAAATCGGATTTTGAATTAAAAATGCATGTTTTTTATATATATAGAGATAGTTTTTTCTGAAAATGGGGTTTTGTTCACTAAATTCCTGAAAAGCACTAATGATTTCAGCTAGTTACAAAAAATTTGTATCGTTACATAGTACATTTTAATTTCACTCAATTCACGCATATTCTTAATGATTTCAGCTAGTTGGAAGGTGCATTCTATCGGGTATACGAAACTTCACTTCGTTCACTCAAATTTTGTGTTTTGCTAGTTATTCTAATAGGTTATGGGTGAAAAATCACGTTCACTCATGACCCGATATACGGGTTTTTTGTGTATTAGGTGTTTTTGGGGTGATTATTCGTTTTCTGGTGTGGTGTTTTCAGGTGTTTCTTCATCATAGGGGTTATCAGGAATTGGTCTAGGCTTGTTTGTGGCTTTCCAATGTTCTTTCCATTCCTTTTGTGCTTTCCTGATTTCTTCCTTTAGCCTTGCTTGATCAGCAAGATATTTCTTTCTCTTCTTTTCCTGTTCTTCAATCAACTTCCTTCTTTTGGCTTCAAGTGCTTTTCTCCTTTTCTCTTCATTTCTTCTTTTCAATGCTTCTCTTGCTTCAACAACTGTTGTCTTGATAAACTCTACAATCAATCCAATAAATAAACCTTTCATTTCGATTGCTCCTTTCTATTGGAATTGGTATTATGATACCCGAAAAGGAAGGTGTGAGCAATGACACAAATGTTCTATATGGACCCTAGGGGTGTGCGTCTATTGATGCGTTTCTATATGAGAGCACCAAGGAAGTTCAAGGTTGCGTCAGGGATGGTGTTAAATAATATGGCTTTTGGTACCAGGGAAGAATCTTTTGGTATGATACGCCGACATATGACAGTAAGATCTGAACCATTTTTAAAACGTTCTATCATAGTGAACAAAGCCAATTTCAATGCACCACTTAGATCACAGAAATCAGAGGTTGGATCTATAGAACGTCCAAGGTTCACAGGATGGATAGAACAGGAAACAGGGAAACGTACTAAACGCAAAAGGGCTTTCCTCATGACTGCTAGAAGAGGAAGCAAGAAAAAGAAAGCTATGCCTAGTGCTAGGCTGAAGCCAAGCTTTAGGCCAATGCGACCGGAAGATATGGGCCAGCAATCGGGCAACATCAGAGGCTTTCACCATAGAGCACAGGTGTTGCTGATGTGGACATATAGAAACAAATGGCGAAAGCCTTTCATTGTACGTGGACACAAGAAGATAAAGCCCGGATTGTACAAATGGAAGGGAAGTAAATTACAGAAGCTTCAGATATTCAGACCACGTAAAGCACAGCCTAGAAAATTCATGTGGCTCACAATGGCGAGGAATAGATATTTGTTCAAGACAGATATGGGTAAGGAATGGAGCAAGGTGATTGACAGATTATTTAAGTAGTATTTTTATACATTTTTCTGCATTTCTATACATTCCAGATATTAACCAATGTTTGATGCATCAAAGGTACTGTGCAGCTAGAGCATAATTTAGAGGGAGTTGTGTCGCGACCAC